TGTTATATCTTTACCATCAACTATTGAATCAATAATACTTTGTTCAAATAATTTTATAGAACTTTTACTATATACACTACTAAAAAAAGCAAATTTACTTTGATATTTTCTTTTTTTATTGTCTTCAATAAACCAAATATCTAAAGGATCTTGTGATATACCATATTGAAAAATATTTTCTACTGCGACTCTATCACCGTTTTTAATTCCCTCAGGAAGTGTACCTCCAACTGGTTCAGGTGTTGTTAATTCTGAAATTTCTCTATCTATTACTTTATTTAAAACATCACTCTTTTCATATAACGGATATCTACCTTTAGATTTTGAATATTGATCTTCTCTATGATCAGTTACTTCTGGTTCTAATTGAATTTCAGGATCATTCTTTGACTCTATCATTTCTGATGCAGTATACATTGAGTAATCCTTTTTAAGTAAAAAAGAATAATCTGAGTTGTCTTCTGTTGAAGTATCTTCAAGACCTAAACCCGTAAATATATCTTCAAAAGAATATAATATTCCATCTCTTCTAAATTTATTATTAAGAAACGTTTTTATTTCATCAAAATAATTATCACGAAGTTTCGTTACAAAGTCTTGATAAAAACTTACAGTTTCTAATTCTGATTTTGTATACGGCATTATAACGATACCTTAAATGTAAATCCCTCATCAAAATATTGGTCAGTTTCATCTGCTGTTCCACTTCCACTTATTACTCTATATTCTAATTTATAATATCTTTCAGGTTGGTATCCATTCATCCAAATATTAAAGTAGTTACCAGAAGAATCACAACTTAATTTAGAACCACTACCGTATGGAACAACTGTCTCATTTGTTTCTGCGTCTTTAATAGAATAGTAAGATGAACCGCTTGGTAAATATTTTACAGATAAATTAGAAGGAGTTGTTGAATATGTTTTAGCTGGAAATCTTCCACGACCTACAACTCTAAATTTTGCTTTACTTTTATCTTTATACTCTGGTCGTAATCCTTTCATATACATAGCCATATCTTCTAAATCAGAACCTGTTATTGGTGATAATGAACCCGTAGACCATTTTGAATCATCCCACATTACCTCTAATGTTGGTGGATATTTAGTATGAGTATCTGATGAGAAGAAAGAAAAATTACCGAATTTAGTTGTACTACCTTCATCACTACCACTATTCTGATTTGAAACACTACCACTTCTCTTTATCATAAATCCGTCATTTCCAATAGTACTATCTAACCATTTACTAAATATATCAGTAACATTCATTCTAACATCTGAAGTATCTTGGTCAAAAGAAAAAGAAGCTTCATATTCACTACCACTATACCATTGTCCACCAGAAGCACTAGGACCTTGAGCTGCCCATAGTGTTCCGTTAATCTTTCCAATTCTATATGTCCAACTTGCACCTTCTTTTGATATTGGATTATCATAAGAATGACCATCACCCATAGTCCAAGACTGACTAACTGGATAAGCGAATAAACTCTGTGATGTAGCTAACGATGTCGGGTTAGCATCATATAAATTTAAATAATATGAACTTGAAGCATAATGTCCGTTTGATGGTTGTGGAATTAATCCTCGTGAAATTGATTCAGATAAATAAGATAAATCAAACTTTATTAAAATACGAGAAACATTTATCAAATCTCCAGTATTACTAATATCTTTTCGTACTTCTAATACTTCATCTAATCCTGTGTTCATACTACTACTAACTTCGTAAATAGTTGTATCTTTATCTGCAAATGTAAAATAATGCATTTATCTACTCCATTATACCTAAATTATCACCTAAAACTTTACCTTTAATATCTGAATCAGGAAATTTAACTTCAAAAATACTTGGGTCTAACGCTGGATATATTACACCGTCAATTAAACCACTTTCTACATCGTAAAAATTACCAGAATATCCAGCTGATACTTTATATTTGTTTTCAATTAAAATTGGTAACTTATCAGGATTATTTTCTACAGGTGGTGTTACAGTAGCTACACCGTCTACTAATGATAATTCATATACTATATCTGATAATACTATAGGTTGTCCTATTTGCCACCTATCAATATTGAAAAAATCTTTAATAACAGTTACACATCTGAGAAGTACATCATTTTTATTAAACCCTGATTTCGTTAGAATAGCAAAACTAACTGCGATGTTTATAATATATGCATCTTTAATATTAATTGCGTCTGTAACTAATCTGTACTGAGACAAATATGTTTTTAAATTTTCTTTAACAGTTTGATTTAATGCTGATAAATTTTTGTTAGCGTTATATCCTAATGTATACATATTCATAGCTAAAGGATTTGGTACTCTTACTTGTAACTGTTTTATAGTTTTATTCGCGTCAACATCCGCTTGAGTTACTTTTCTCTCTAAATTATCTGATCCTACTGTCTTATTCAATTGATCATCTTGTACTAAATGTACTTTAGCGAGATTACCATATTTAGCTGGTAATGAAAAAGCTCTAATAATATAGTCTTCTTTAGTAACACTTCTTTGTTGAGATTGAAAAAACGCTAATGCACTTTCTCTTACTTCTCTTATAGTTTGTCCGTTAGACCCACCAGTAGCCGGATTTGGATTAGTAAACGCTACAGAATCTTTTGCTTCTTGTACTAATGTTGTTGATAATAAATTATCTTCTATCCCATAAGAAACACTTGATAACTGAACAATATCATCTGAATTTACATTATCATCAATACCACCCCCGTAAGCATACTTTATAGTTAAAGTTGTATTAGATGGAGCTAAACCAAAAGCCTTTGTTTTTAAGAAATTACTAGGATCAAATGCAGTAGTAAGATAACTAGGACTACCCGCTAAACTTGAACCAACCATTTCTGGATTCGGAATAATTTCTTCATCTGGATTATCAGATATACCCGCTCCAAATCTTAATTCAGTAAAATCATTTTGATTTATATAAGCTGTAAATCTTCGTGAAGTTTTCTTTAGTTTTAAAATGTATGGAGATGTTTCTCTATTAATTACAGAAGTAGGGTCATTAGATGAATTATTTTCCATATCTTCAAAAATAGTATCTCTAGCTAAAGAATCTACTTCATACCATTTATTATTGTCACTATCTGTTACTGAAATTATTTCTATAACTTTCGAATTAGATAATTTAATTTGTGAATATTTTTCAGCATTACCAAAAGAAAAGTATTCAGTAGCTATAGTTCCACTTTCAGCTTTTACTTTTTTCTTTAATAAAAATTTAGTTGGTACTCCACTATCAGATTCAAAAATACTAACATCACGTGAATCATATGAACTTGAAAACTTAAAATTAGCATCTTCTAATGTTCTAAATGTTGCACCTGTACTAGCTGCAGCTACTGTTGCACCAGCTTTAACATTTAAAGCATATCTATAATCTGGTTTTGCGTTTAATGCAGGTATTCTTTGGTATACATCTAATACTACACTAGACGGTGAAGTAACCTTAGGTTTATATCCAAATGACTGTGCTATATTATATACATTTCTTTTTTCTTCTGCATAAGCTAATAATGATTCTCTAAATTGTGAATCAATATAATATGATAATACATCACCTACATAAGCAGCCATTTCAATAAACATCATACCAGGTGATGCTTCATTAAAATCATTATATGTATTTGGAAAATATACTTTAGCAAATTCAATTAAATCATCTCTAAAATCACTAAAATCTCTATTGAGATAATTGACTGATTTTACCATATTCTTTTTTACACTTGTACGAGCCATTATAAATTCCTATTATTGTATTGTCGCTGTATAACTTGTATCCAGTTCAATTTGTTGTGTCGTTTGAGGGTTCAATGATGTAGAATATTTCACTCTAACAAAAATTTTATTCTTATCACCTTCTTCTGTTAATGTAGCTACTTCTATAAGATTAATATAAGGTAACCATTTAGTAACTGCTCTTGTAACTTCTTCCTCTATTCGTTGTGGTAATGAATCATCTATTTGTTCAAAACACAACTCTCTTAATCTACTACCAAATGTCGGTTGGCCAACTCTTTCACTCGGATAAGTTAATAATAAATTTTTAAGATTATGTCCTGCTTGTTGTGATGAATTTTTTGTTAATGCGAAATCAGAAGTATTATTATTTTTTATTGGTAATTCTAATCCAACAGTTTTTCTTGGATCTAAATCTATCTCTCTTGCACTTTCTATAGACATTTATTATACCCCTTATTTTTTATTCATAGCTTTCATTAAACCGCTATAATCTCTTGTTAATGCACTTGTTACGTGTTCTGGAACATCATTAACTGATTTACCTGCTTTCCTTAAAGTATCAACCGCCACTATATCTCTTTTTACGTCATCAGTTTTTCCATATCCCATAAGTTCTGCCATTCTTGATGTATCAAAACTACCATTACCTAAAGTCGGATACTCATCAAACTCTTTTTGTGATTTTGTTAACCCAACAGTTTCGTTTAAAACTTTATTTAAACTTTTATTCTTAGTATACTGTACTTCTTCCACTGGTTCTAAAACTTCTGGAACTATCGTAGTATGATTTACAGTATCAACTAATTTACTAGAAGTTTCTTCTTTAATAAATATCTTTTCCACTTCTTTTTGTACTTCTTTACGAACCACTTCTGTGATTATTTTCATTAACTGTTTCTTAGTCATAATAACTCCTAACTTGTTTTTACTTTTGTACTTAAATATGGTGCTGCTGGTAGACTTTTTATAGCTTGTAATTCTGTTGCTTCAGCTGTTAATTGAGCAGCTCCTGGTAAATTACCGAGTCCTGATTGAACAGCGGCTTCAGCTGTTTTTGAACCTATAGCTGAATCTAACAACATATCAATTATTTTTTTCAATTCTTCACCTTTAACAACTGACTCATTTGCTTCACTTCCTAAATTAACTACATCAGAATTTAAACTTATACTGTTTAAAGCTTTTAATCTAATATTATCTCTTCCACTAATAAATATACCATCAGATTTTATTAGTATTTTTTTCCCTGTAATTTGTTCTTCTTCAAACGTTTCACCGATTGATCCGGATGATATTAAATAAATAGATGAAGCATCATTATCTATACTTTCTTTTACTGGTTTTTGAAAAATATCTCTTGTTTCAGTATCTAATGTTTGTCCGGCTCTTATTTTAATTACTGGTGAACCATTAGTAGGGTCACTACCAAGTTTTATTGAATTACCAAATCTACCTTCATAAACAATATCACCTTCATTTACTTCAACTCTTCTAATATCTTTTCGTTCAAATGTATCACCGTACTTGGTATCTTTTTCATAAATACCACTAGCACCAGGTATAGCGTTTTCATTCGGTGAATTTTTTCTATTTACAATACTTGTATAATAATGTTGACCATTATATTCTGTAACTACTACATGCTCACCAATTAAAGGTATATTAGTTATATGAGGCATTAACGGTAAAACCGTTCCACCGAGTATTTCTTGATTAGGATTGTTTATAAATGTACCTGCTACTGTTCCATAACTTTTATATGAGGCGTTTAAATTTGTTTCTTTAACTTCAAACGCTTCAGCTTCGTGAAAGTCATATTGAGAAGCATTTATTAATTTTTTTATTATTTGAATTATTTTGGAGAAAGATGGTAATCCTGTAGGAATAGATGTGGTTGTATCTACAGTTCGTTTAACTCTAAAAGCCATTTAATTTGCCTTTTTTGATGATTCTATCTTTTCGTGTATCTTATCTGATTCTATTTGTATATCTTTTATAGTTGTTTCTATACCAGAAAGTAATTGTGTTTTTTCTTCCTCTGATAAACCGTATTCGTCTTCAGAACCAGCTTTACCTTCAGCAGAAATAAGTCTTTGTACGATACCAGCCATCTTTACAAGTTGGTCATCATTCTTAACGTTAATTTCCAAATACTCTTTTATCATTGGAACCATTTGAACAGCAGTATCACCATCTTTAATGAATTTAACAAGTTCTCTTGTTAAAACATCAAGCTGTTTTCTATTATATGTTGTGTTATCATAAATATCTTTAAAAAGGGATGATAGTGATTTCCCTTCAAAGATTTCGTAATCTATACTCATATTTTAACCTTGATATATTTCTTCATATATAAATATTATATAACCTAAAAACTCTAATATATAAATATATATCAAAATTTATTATTTATTCACCATATAGTTATTATTGAGGGTTTTTAGCTATTACTAATTACCCTTTTGTTTCTAACTAACGGGAGATAACCATGAAGGAAATCATAACACTGGTCAAAGGATACATTGATGACTTAGCTCATCTAATGATGTCTTTTGTAGCTATAGGTGCTGTTTCTGAAGTAATCTTTGGAAGTGGTATCTTTGGTGTCAACGTTATAGGTAACCTGACATCCATCATAAACAGTTTCGGCGAGTCGGGATTCGCTGGGCTTGTCGCCTTGTTGGTGTTGGTGGGTTTATTTCGAAAGTAGGAGCGAAATAGTACAATAGTTTCCTACACTATTGGACACTAAAAAAGGGAAGTGTATGCTTCCCTTTTTTTGTTTGTAACCGATAGGAGAATCGAACTCCTGTTGCCAGGATGAAAACCTGGAGTCCTAACCACTAGACGAATCGGTCATTGTGGAGCTGACTGGATTCGAACCAGCGACTTCTTCCGTGCAAGGGAAGCACTCTCCCAAACTGAGTTACAGCCCCATACTTTATGTCAGAAT